CAGATACCAGAAACTTATAGTCAGTACGCAAATATAGCTATGGAAACTTTGTTACTTAAATGTCAACCTAAAATGGAAGAAGTAACAGGATTAAAATTATATCCCGCATATACTTATGCAAGAATATATAAAAAAGGTGATATTTTAAAAAGACATAAAGATAGATTTAGTTGTGAGATATCAACTACTATGAATTTAGGTGGTGATGATTGGCCAATATATTTGGAACCATCTGGAGAGACTGGTAAAAAAGGAATTAAAGTAGATTTAAAACCAGGAGATATGCTAGTCTATTCTGGCTGTGAGCTAGAGCATTGGCGAAATAAGTTTAAAGGTAAGG